CCCTCAGATGTTTGATGTGACAAGAAACCGAGTTACAGTCATTCAGGACACAAAATCCGTAGCTAATAGGTCAAGATTACTTATGCTGACAAATCCTACGGAATTATACAACGAACCTGAATTCGGAGTAGGGTTAGCTAAATACCTATGGCAGTATAATTCACCGAACGTAAAGCCTATGATTCGTGATAACTTAGCTACACAGCTTGAAATGTATGAACCAATGAGTATTCCTACTGAAACAGAATATGCAGATGGTTTATTATTTACAGGTGATAATGATTCGATACCAAATCCGAGAAAGCTTGATATGACAATAGCTATTCATACTAAGCTCGGAACAACGGCTGATATAGATTTGAATGATTTACAGCAGATAATAGAGAAAAATAATAGCTTACTCAGTAGTGAGTGATTGGAGTGAATAATCTTGTCGAACGGATTACTTAAATATTCAAGCAGAGACTATGATTCAATAGTCGCTGAGTTCTGGGATTTAGTGCCAAAACTCACTGATTTGTGGAAACCCGAAGCCGATGCTGACCCTGGTGTAGTGCTCGGTAAATACCTTGCAAGCATAGCAGATATGCTCGGTGTCAACCTTGATATACAAGCTAATGAGCTTTACGCTCCTACTGTATCTCAAAGAAAGAATGCAGAAAAGTTATTCGGTCTTATAGGTTATAACCTCGGTTGGTATACCGCAGCGAAAACAGAAGTAACTATTACTAATATCAGTGATGATCCTCTGACTATTGATTTTGGATTCAATGGTTCTAATTTTGCTACGGTAAGAGCTACAGCAGATATAGCAGGTCAGCCGAGAGAGATAATCTATAATATTCTCCCAACTACAAGTCCATATGGTTTTCAGAACACAAGAAACACAAGAACAACCATCACAAGCCCAATAGATGTGTTTGTTTCAAGTGATCCTGTTACTCTTGAATCGGGAAAGTCTGTTACAAGAGTAGCCATTGAGGGTGAACTGAGAAACACTACTATCTCTGTCAATGATGTTAAAAATAATAATTATATCATCAAGATTCCATCACAGCATATAGATACTACAGCAATATGGCTGAAATCAAAGTCAAGTCTGGCAGCTGATACCTTTGACAACAGAGTTAGATGGACACAAGCTGAATCAGTAGTGGAATTCAATGAAGCCGAACCGAAGTTTGCTGTAACCTATGATAACTATGGAAATGCTCAGATAGAAGTATCAAATTATCTCAATGAGATTGAAAACTACGATAATAACTACTTTGTGGTTTATTGGATAGATTGTTCTGGTTTAATCGGTTCTGTAAGTGCTGATGTATTATCAGACCTCAGACTTGCAGTACCGCAGACTATATCTGCTGAGAACATATCCATTGTAAACCTCGCAAATACTATTGAAGTTCCTCATACTGAAACTGTAACAGGTAAAAGTCCTGAGACAGCAAAGCAAGCATATTATAATAGTAGGAACTACATCAATACATGGGATAGCGCCATTACTATACCCGATTTCAATAGAATTATGCGTAGAACCGCAGGGGTTGATTGTGGATTAGTCATTGACTGCCAAAAGGCGTTAGAGACTAACTTAGCAATATATTATGATACATCTCTTACCGATGAGCAGAAAAAGAAGATGTACATAACACGTACTGATTTTCCGATAGATGATAATTCAAATCTGAATTGGCGTAATATTTTGAGTGATTATGGCATAAATCTCGGTCAGACAGATAAGCTTCCTTTTGAGTGTCAGTTCAAGACATACGCAGCTATGGCTTATCTTATACATAATAACTTCAATGATGACACATATATGCCACCCGAAGTTATTGATGTAAGACCCCAGAACTACACAGCTCAGACCAATACGACACTCAATTACATTCAGTACAAGCCATCAGTCGCTTTCCTCAATAATGTAATGAGGGATTTCAGAGGTCTGAAACCTATGTCCGTGGATCTCAAATTCGGATATGCAAGAATATTCCCTTGGTATGTGGTTGGTGAAATATATCCAATCAATCCTGTGTCGCAGAGTGTAGCCGATGTAATAGAGTCTAATGTCAAGGAAGCATTAGCTATATATTTTGACCCGAACAACAGGTCATTCGGTCAGAAACCTACCGTAATGGAAGTAGTTGAAGTAATACAGAACGCAGACAGCCATATCAGATACTTTGATGCAGGCAGCTTAAAGAATCCGGTTATCAACTATGGAGAAAGACGTACTATCAACGGTAGTGATGTCATAGTCAAGTTTGATATTGAATACTTCAACCCCATATCTTTCGCAAGATACCAAGATGTAGGCTTAGACCAAAAGAATATCAGGGTAGCACCTGATTGGGTAATACGATAATAACGGTGGTGAGCAATCAGTGGATTTCAAAGATATATCATTACCCGAAGTATATACAGATAGTGAAGATTTTCGATTCTTCTGTAAATGGTTCGCTGAATCATTAGAGCAGTTGAAATATGATACAGATAATATGGTAGACCTCTACGATCCGCTGAGATGCCCCGCTGATTTATTATGGGCTTTAGCGGACACAATGGGGTACACATATGACGATAGATTGAATCTTCCCACAGCATTCAATAGACTGGTTCTTTTGAATTTCATGCAGATGATTTATAAACGCGGCAGCATAGATGGTGTTACCTTATCCGCAGAAACAAATTTAGCTCAGTTCAATATTATGAATCAAGCTAAAGAAAACAATATCCTTTATGATAGGTTAGATGATACATCTATCCCTGCAAATGCAGTAAGTGTAATTCCAAATACACCTAACGGTTTTATAGATGTAGTCTATTTTTCAACAGAGGTTCCTGTTGATGCCTGCATAGAATATACTCGACCTCTCGGAATGTTCTTATTCCAACACGCAGGAGTGAAGTTCAATTCAAGAACTAAGGTATCAATAGATGCCCGACTTACAGATAGTCGTGATATAGGTTATTCTCCTACAGCGACAAATGCTGCATATACCGAAGCTGACTATGAGAATCTTAGCTATAGCAACGGATTCATTACTCAGGTCGGTCAATATAGCCGTGAGGATTATGCAAGACTTCAAACCCACGCAAGGGTTGAACAACCCGAAGGTAGCGGTGATTATACGGATATATGCGGTAAGCGTAGTGATGTTTGGTACAGAAATAGCAAGTATGAGCAGACAATAAATGCGACCGAAGAAAACCCATTAGGTACAAATCCTAACATTTCTCCTGGTCTGAGAGCACTAAACTCCCTACAGCTCAGTAATAATGAGAATATAGTACGCTCATTACTTGAACCGCTATTTAGTGTCGGCTACGACCCACAATCTATAGGTTTGGAATTCCCAGAGGATTATCTGATAAATCCTGACCCTGTTGATGTTGAAAAGCCTTATAATCTCAGGTATGACCCAACAAGTGATGAAACACTTGCAGAAACAGAAAATGATTACATCTTGACCCTCGATGAAACAGGTGCAGGTGTAATTGACCCAAGCGATATCAGCATTGTAAGACCTTATCCTGCGGTAAATCCTGTTATGAGCAAAATGGGTGATGCTATCAGCAAGAATGACGAGAATACAGAATACTATAATACCAATGGGAGTTGATTAGATGATTCAGATTGTTGTTGATGTGAAAAACACTGTTGGTATAGAGCAAGGCAATATAACAGGAACGGGAACAGACACAAACCCCGCACGTATTCACTCGGTCGGTTTTATCCCGCTTGAATACGAAGGTTCTCCCCCTTCTGCTTTGACAATATCGGTGACAACTTCAACAAGCAAAACGCTAAATGTAAGTTATGTAATATATAACAGTGAGAATTATACTGATATATCATATGACCCTGATGCTTGGCTCTCAAATCCTGTAACTGCGGATTTATCGGATAAGAGCAATGTCAATTATATCGTAACATACGCACGAAATAATGATAATAGTAACATTTCCCCATCTGATATCACGTCGTGGACGATTACATATGAAACAGAATTACCACCTGATGTATCACTTCCTACTATTGGACAAGGATTTGCAACCGAAGTAACTGATACTACATCATTACCATATAAGCGATTCAATAATTCGGGATATACAAATCCTGATTTGATTCGATTTCAAGATGAAGAATTTGCAGAAAATACTATGCAGAAAGTAGGAATATTCGGAGTAAATTCATATCGGTATATGGAAACCGATAATTATGAAGATGGTTCTACAACCTGTGAGGTACCATAACACCAACGAAAGGAGATAACAGATATGGGATTCAGAATAAGAGAATTTTCAAGAGATTATCTGTTATATCCTGAGTTTGGTAAGGATAAAGACCGTGATGATATAACAGGCGGTGGCGGCGGATCCGTTGAACGAGAGTATGATATAACCGGCGAAACCGATTACATATGGATGGTGGATAATGGTGAAATAACTATTCTGTTCTATAAAGGTACATCTTTAAAGCCTGAGATTCCAGATACTATAGACGATAAAAAAGTTGTTGCTTTAGCTGCAACTGCGTTTAATTACAGTAATGTGGAAAAGGTGAAGATGACCAATAATATCAGAATAGTGGATTAGCGGCGGTGATTCTTATGGGAAGTGGAACTCAAAATGATCCTTATATCATAAGCAGTTGGTCAGACCTGATGTTACATAATCAGTCAGATGTTTATGTAAAGTTTACCGATGATACGGTATTAGACTTTCTTAGAATATTCTCTGATGGAATTACTGAGGAAGTGCAGATACTTTGTAACATAGATGGCAATGGTTGTAAATGGAGAAATATGTGTTTTAAGGAATCGGGTTATATCTCTATATACGGTGAAATCAATTCTTTGAAAATACAGAATTTCTACTATCTATCAGATAATCCCTGTTGCTTTGCTTTAGACAACAACCTATCTGATATGGAGTTTACAGGTGTGGTGTTTGCTATAGATGAATGCGGGTTATTTGGTAGTATTGCAAATACTGCTACAATAAATATCTCCACTTTTAATGTTATGCTGGGCGGCAAGAAGTGTGCTTTATGTGCAGATTCAAACATAAATCTTACATACAGCCACATAAATATTGTAGGTAATACAACACAAGCGGTAGGTATTTTTAAATCTGATATAACTACAGCTTCTGCATCAAATTGTTGGTTCTCAGGCAGGTTACAATCACAGGGTACGGATAGCAGTTATTGTGTATTTAGTAATAACGCTACATCGGAATATAATTTCTATGATTTAGCAGTATCTTACACAGTATCAGATAGTGTAGATCAACTTACAAATATAAGCGTATACAATAATGAAAAGATAACAGCATCAACATCTTCCGTGTTTATCGGTGGTTGTACTTCTGAGCAACTTAATGATAAAACATATCTTGGAAGTTTAGGATTTCCTGTTGGTGCTTGATTAATAAATGAGGTGATGTTATGGCAACAACAGTAGAAGTAAGTACGTGGGCTGAATTATCTGCCGCTTGTCGTCCTTCTGGCACAGTGTCCTTTCCTTACACTATTAAATTACTAAACGATATAGATATGAATGATGGATATTCTCAGGGTGTTAGTCAGTATATATATTCTGAATATATTGGTAGCGCTGCTTATATAATAGATGGAGATGGACATACAATCCGAAATTTGCGAAATCCAATAACTGGAGGACATATTCTATATACAGACTATGGTCACAATGTTACCTATAAATTTAAAAACATTGATTTTGTAAATATGATTTTATCTGGTGGTCATTTTCTGAATTTATACCCACAGAGCAGCGGTGCTGGCCGCATGAGCATAGTTATGGAAAATTGTCGATTCGTAGGTTATAGAACAGGCAATTCATACTTAATCAATCAATATGACAATATAACCTGTACTTCTTGTTATTTTGATATGCCGTGGTATGGTGCAGGTTCATCAGTTTATGATTATACTTCTTTAGTATACAGAGGAACACCTACAACTAATATTCCTACCGCAAATTATTGTTGGTTCCATGAATCATATTGTGGTTGGACACTTACAGGTGGTTCTTCTTCTACTTCACCTGCAATCGGTTATCCAACAACACAATGTTGTATGTTTGCTATGAATGGGTGTTATATTGACGGTATGATGAAAGTTCCTTATAAACAATCAAGTAGTGGTGTTGATGTCTATTGTTATGTATATCGTTCAGATATAGGTCAGTATTATACAGCATCTACACCTAATGTTATTGATATGGAATGGCGAACTACACGACATCCATCCTGGACACCAGGTTATTATACTGCTTATGTTCTTAATATGAATGGAGTATTCTCTGAAAATGTAACTTATTATGGAGATGAACCAATATCACCTTCCAGTGTTAGTTATGCCCGTACATCTACTGGTTCTCAACCAAACATAATTCTTGCTACACTTGAACAAATGCAAGATGTAAATTGGCTCAGAGCACAAGGATTCCCGATAATAGACCCAACACCTGTAGAAGATTGAGGTGATGATAAATGTCTGAATCTTGGGCTTTAAATGAACAAGGTAGACTATATATACCAGGACTAACACCCGAATCCATATCTTATGATGATGAACATAGAAGCGATAGTTCATTTTATCTCAATGATACAAGAATAGATGCTAATTTAATTCCTGACCCTGTTGACTGGATAATGCCATTACCATTAGGTGTATGGCGAATATCTACCACAGGAAAACTACGTATGTCAGGTTGTCCATCAGCATTAGTGGGTTCTGCTCCTTACCCATTTGGTGTGTGGTTCAAAGATGTAGAGCACAATAATAAGTTACATGAGGGCGGTATGCCATATGCATTATTATCGACCCCACCATACCCACCTTATATGTGGCATACTGATGAATCACAAGCTCAGATAACACAGGATTGTTATAATAGCGCAGATATTTTAGGTGCATTCGCAAATGCTAACAGTCTCGGCACAACTGCTACATCACAAAGTTTGCAGAAAATCGGTGAATTCTCTTTTAGAAATACAGCTTTGGAGAGTGTAATCCTACCGCAAGGTTGTACCTATTATGACACATCATTCCCTGATGACTGCGAAGTTATTCAATGATAGGAAAGGCAAGTACAAAATATTTGTGCTTGCCTTATTATTTTGCCTATTTAACCTTATATAAAAGTAATGATTATTTTTAAAGTGCGGTGGTGAGTAGCTTTGAACCCATTAGAAATCGCAAAGAATATGAGAATAACCCACAATGTTACCTTTAGAGTAATAGATCGTGGAACAAATAAAGTAGTCAAAGAGTACACAGGTCACAATATGGCTACAAACAGTATGGTATTAGGTGTAGGATATTTCCTCGCAGGTGGTGGGGAGTTAGATCCTAATGCCATCTACAAGAACTTCATCCCTAAGTATATTTCATTAGGCACTATGGGTCTTATCAATCAAGATGAAGATGCTGATGGATTACCTATTGGTATCGGTGGTGCAAATAGTACAATACCTGATGATGAATCTGCGGCACACAAGGCCGAGAGATATACTGCATATATGGATGAAGCCCCTGGCTATGGTGCTGATGGTTATGGCGATGATCCTGCTACATACAATAACGGTCGCCCAGATTATGGCTTGGGTCCAGTATATAGTTCTGGTGAACCGATTAAGTGTGAGCTGATTTCAACATCTTTTCCAAGAACAAAGATAGCTTATAGTAATGTTATCAATGAAGAGAATGCTGAAACACCGCAAACTGTAGATGTTGTGGTATCAGCTATGATATCCACAGGAGCATTAGCCCAATTCAGAAACGGTGCAGATCATATATTCATTACCGAAGCTGGTTTGTGGTCTACCGATAAATATTCTTCTTCTGGTAGAGGTCTTTTAGCGGGTTATAGAATAAAACCACCTGATGATGCTAATTGGGATATGGATGTTCCTGAGAATCAGAAAGTTCTCCAAGAGAATATTATCCGTGTAGGCATCAATCAAGTAGTGCAGATTGTATGGAAGATTCAGATAGGTTCTGTTGCAAGATTAAATCTATCTGATGGTTCGTTGGATTTGCTGACACGTATAATTCAAGGTGATGCCACGGTTGTAAATATTCCCAACACCGTTAGCAGTATCGGTGATTATGTTTTCTATCGGAGCAATTTATCCTATGTTAGTATACCCAGTTCTGTACGCTCCATAGGTAGTTATGCGTTTAGCCATAGTCAAACACTACGAATTGTGGTATTACACGATGGGTTATTGTCAATAGGCGACAGTGCATTTGACTACTGCAATGATTTGGGCGGTATCATAATACCAGCAACGGTACAAACCATAGGTGAAAATGCATTTGAGAATTGTGTATCTATGAGTTCGGCTACAATACGTGATGGTGTTGTATCAATAGGTGCTTATGCTTTCAGGTACTGTCTGGGTCTAACCCTGATGAAAATACCGACCAGTGTTACCACTATCGGCAATAACGCTTTTACTGGGTGTAGTAATTTAGCTAATATCTATATAAATAAGCCCAAAGATAGTATTTCTGGTGCTCCGTGGGGTGCCCCTGAAACCTGTGAAATACATTGGAATCACGCATAAGAGGTGTAAATATGGCAGAAGTTTTATATACATCGGCTGCGGTAGTTGATTTATTATCGCAGATAAATGAGCTGCAAGGCAAGACAATAGACATCAACGAAACCGATAGTCAGGCAATTATAACTATAGATGATACAGAGTATACTATACCTTATAGTAATGCCGCAGAAATCGAAGTAGATGATTCCATTGTTGATGAGGTAGCAGATATAACAGATTCAGCATATGAAGATATGGATGAATCAGTGCCTGATGATATCACATCGGGGATATTAAAAGAGTTAGCAAAGACATTATTTGTCGGTGGTCTTGTCAGACTTACGGGCAAATTGCTTAAATAAATTATTCAAAGGAGTGGTATTAATTATGGGAAATAAGATTACCGCTGATACCAAATTCAGTATTCTCGGCACCTTTGAGGGTGAGTGTTTAGACACTCAGATAACAAATCTGAATGGTCTTGATATCACGCTTGAAGTAATGGAGAATGTAATAGCATCAGAAGAGTATAAACAGGGAATAGAGAACGGTTGGTTTATAGGATTCCTCGGACACCCAGAAGATCCTGGCTGTCAGGAATTTATGAATGCTTGTATAGTTCTCAAAGATATGTGGATTGAGGACAGTGGAAAAGTATATGCTAAGTTTGACCTTATAGATACTCCTGTAGGTCAGATAGTAAAGAAGTTCATTGATGCGGGAGTAACATTCGGAGTATCAATCCGTGGAGCAGGGGATATCGTAGGAAATGCAGTAGACCCCGATACCTTTATGTTTAGAGGCTACGACCTTGTAGCATTCCCTGCATACCCTGAATCAATTCCTACATTTACAGCAATCGCTGCATCTACCGACCTTGCAGAGCGTAAGAAGTATCAGGCTGTATGTGCGGCAGTAAAGGCAAATCTCGATAGTATTACAAGTTCTGCTACCATTGATGTACTTCAATCTCAGTTCGCACCTCAGTCTGAGGAATATAAGGCACTTGAAAAGAGAAAGGCTACAATCAACAGTGCTGATACTATTAATATAGATGCTCAGAAAGTACAAGCTATGACTGACCTCTATCTGCAAGCGGCAGAGGAAGTCAAAGTGCTCAAATCTGAGAATCAGAAATTAAAGATGGAGAAAAACGCTATAACAGCCGCTTGCAAGAGAAAAGTATCTGCTTTACAGAGAATTTCCGATGAACAGCTCGGAGATACGCTTGATTCTCTCGATACAGTAACTGCTTCAAGGGATAGTTTAAGACGTTCAATGAGGAAGTTAAATGAGGACTTAAAAGCAGAGAAAAAATCTAACCTTATATATAAGCAAAAGATTACAGCGAGTACGCAGGAGATAAAGCAGAAGGATTCAACTATTGCCGACTTGAAATCTAAGCTCCGTGAAACTGTCACCGCAAGTAAGGATGTAAAGTCAAGTGTATCAAACCTTGATAACGAAAACAAGAAGTTGTATTCAGAGCTTATAGCTTGTCAGAATTTGCTTACAACATATCAGCAAGCATACGCTGATATATACGCAAATGTTCTCGGTGTACATCTTGATAATATAAATGTTACATCATCTACCACAGTAGAGGATCTTGAATCCGCTATTGATTCCGCAGTCAATACAGCCAATGTACCTGCAAGAGCAGATATGTTAGAGGGTTATGTTGAAGAGGTTGAAGAAACAGTAGATGATGACGGAGTAATCTTACTCTGAGACTAACACGAATTTATTAATTCAAATATTTATAAGGAGTGAATAACTTATGGCAATCAAAAAGACTTTTAGTCCTGCACGTAAGCCCATGGGTCGCAGACCTGTTACTGCAAGCCGTACAGCTACTACAGTTGGTCGCAGACCTGTTAATGCTTCTACTTCTATCACAGCAGGTGTTAAATCCCGTCAGGCTACAAGGCCTATGACAAACAGCAAGCTTAGTGCTAATATGGCAAAGCTTACACCCACTCAGCGTGTATTCGCTAATCAGCTTCTGACTAACTACAGAAAGCAGCAGAGCATTATGGGTGCTACTAATACATCCAATATCGCTGCAAAGCCTGCTTTCCTCGAACTTCTCCCGATGTTCGTACAGAAGCTCCTCCTCCTTGATGTATTCGGTTCTGTTCCGATGCAGTCAAGACAGCAGCTTGTTCCTTACTTCAAGTTTGTTGCTGAGGGTACAAAGGGTGAGACTAAGAGAGGCGATATCCTTTCTTCTCCTTTCGTAAACAGACAGGGTATTGATCCCAACTTCACAGGCCGAGTTGTAAAGAATGAGATCGTTGATGATGCCGCTGGTACATTTACCACAGGTAATCTCGCATATCTCCCTGTTCTTCCCGGTTCGGTAACTATTACAACAACTATCAGCGGCACAGCTACTTCTTATGTAGATGATGGTGCTGGTAACATCCTCGATGGTTCCGGTGCATCGGCAGGTACGATCGCTTATGCTACAGGTACTATCACATTCAGCACAGGTAAGGTTCTTACCGCTGGTGATACTGTAAAGGCTACTTATCAGTACGACAACGAGACAGTAGGTCCTAACACTGAGGGTGCTTACGGCGCTCAGATGGGTAAGGGTATGCTTGTTCTCGATGAGATCAATATGGTAGCAGAGGCACATGAGCTTGCTTGCTACTGGTCTGTATATTCTGCATTTGCAGCACAACAGGAGTACGGTGCTAATATCGCTGATATGAGCAAGGATGCTGCTTTCGGTGAGCTTACTGCTGAGATCAACTCCACAGGTTTCAAGGCTCTCGCTGATGCAGCAAGCTACAAGCCGCAGTACAACTGGGATGCTTCTCCTATCGCTACATCTGTAGTTCCTACAGACTACCTTGAAATGTTCCAGCTCAAACTCGATCAGGCTGCTTCTTCTGTATATCAGGCTACAAGAATCGGTACTCCTAATTACATCATTATGGGTACTAACGTTGCAAGCTACATCAAGATGATGAAGAACTTCTCAGCAGCTAATACTACTGATGCTGTTGGTCCTTACAAGCTCGGTACTCTCAACAACTATGACCTCTACGTAGATCCTAACTATGATCCCAACAAGTGGGTAATGGGTTGCAAGGGCAGCGACATTCGTCGCAGCTCCGGCTTGTTTGCGGAATATATGCCGTTTACAGAGACAGCACCTGTAACATTAAGCAATCTCTCGGTCCAGCAGGGTTACGCTTCCATGTACTCTATTAAGATTGTAAACCCCGCAACAATCGTGTCTGGTCGCATAGTTGGAACTTTCTAATTAGAGGTTAAACCTCAAAATCCACCTCAATTTGAATAGCTATCACGCCCCGTGGGAAATATCCTACGGGGCTTCTCATTTGTATAGTCTATTATATTTACTATGATTTGATAAATGTCTGATACGACAATCGTTATAGTATATAGGAGGTGTAGATGATGAAAGATAGAACGTGTGCAAACTGCGGAACTATATTCACGCCCAATAGTTCAAGACAGAAATATTGTAGGCAGAAATTGATTAGACCGTGTTCGGTTTGCGGTAAACCATATACATATGTGTGTGAATCTAAAATCCTATATACTTGTAATTCAAACAAGTGTGTAGCTCAATATGGATTTATTTCTTTTTCTAAAAAAGCAAAGCCACGGAAATGTAGGGTTTGTGGTAAAGAGTTTACACCAATGAATCCTCGGCAACTGGATTGTAATATGAAGATTACCAAACAATGCACTATTTGCGGAAAACCTTTTAATGATATATGTCAGTTATATCATAAACAGATTACCTGCGGTAGTCCTGACTGCTTGGATAAACAACGTGAATCCTCTATGATGAATACATTATCCAATACACCAAAGAAATGTGCGTGGTGCGGAGAGGAATTTATAGCAACACACCCATCACAAATATACTGCGATAGAGATCATTATAATGATTGTGTTATTTGTGGTAAGCGGTTTAAATTATCAAAAATAGTACAGTTAGCGGATATTAGAAAGACGTGCTCTAAAAGATGTTCCAATGATTTGAAGTTTATTGAGGGCAAACAAAATAGTCCAGAGGCTAAGGCTAAACAGGAAGTAACCAATATTGAAAGATACGGATGTAAACACCCATTCCAGAATGATACGGTAAAAGCTAAGTGGAAAGCTACAATTCAGGATCGAACCGGTTTTGACCATCCATATCATAGTCCTACGGTACGTTCTAAAGCCGCCAAATCTGCTCGGAAGTCTACGTTGGAATCTGATATTGCTAAACTATTAGATAGCTATGGCATTGAGTATCAAACACAGTATGCTGTTGCTAAGGATAATCATTGTCACGCATTTGATTTCTATATTCCTCAGTATAAGATACTGATTGATGCTGATGGTGTTTATTATCACGCATATCTTTCTGATGCTGATGGTAAACATAGTAGGGATGATTATGATGATGTCAGATTGAGTATGATACCACCAGACCATATGTTCTTTGTAATTGTTGAGAAACAAGAAGAACTATGTGTGAAGCAGATAGTAGACCTCATAAAGTCAAATGATAATCTTGGAGTTCAATATGATTCTGACTTGTTTGATTGGTGTCGAAGAATTGGTTTCCCATACCCTCAGTATTCTGATGCTCGGTTACAGAAAGATTTTACTAAGTTACAATGTGCTAATGTTGCAAAGTATAATCCTTATTCCAAGATTTCAGAATCGGCAATACATCACTTTCATAAATCTATATATGATGCTCATGATAAAGGGTGCGTATCTCCGAAAACTGCTTGGGATGATGATATTTTATTAAAGAGTGTTATTACCGATAGATTGATATATAAGAATGATGTAGACACTTCAAAGGTATTAGCTGGGTTTAATATCAGCAAAATATGTCCGAG